TTGTGTAACACCCGTCATAGTAGGAGCAACAGGTCTGTACTGACCAGCGCCAGAGCCTACCTCAATATTACCTGTAACTGCACCACTGGCTGCTATCTGAGTAATTGTATTAAAAAAGTTTGTACTTATTACTGTAGCATCTGCTGCTGGGCCTGTTATTATTTCAACTAGTGCCGCACCTAGATAATCAGTCCCTGTAACAGTAAGAGTTATACCTGATACATCACCACCAGCAGAAAAGATAGTAACCTTTCTAGGTTGTAAAGATGCAGCAGTAGTAAAATTAATTGTGTTGCTTGAGTGCAGAGCGCCATTAATAGCTAGGTTAGCTGCGCCACTAGTAGTTTGTGCAGCACATACGCCATTCCTATCATTAGCTACAAGGCTAGAGTCTACAGCAGTCCAGCCTATAACTGTAGGGGTTGCGGTAACTGCAGTTGACTCTTCAGATGTACCACCTGTAATAATATTACCTGTAGCGAATATTGCAGTAGGTAGTTTTCCAAAGTTAATAACAACGCTGTTAGATGAAGTAGATATTACTGTACCTGTAGCTGCTACACCTGAGTCATCAGCTGCGCTTACAACACCCGTAACTGTTTCACCAACTGTAAGGTCCGTACCCTCACCACTGGTTACAACAACCGTGTAGTAGTGGTTATACCAATGTAAGTAGTTATTTCCACTAGCAGGTTTTCTTGTCCCGAATATACCTTGTTGTACATCAGCAGAAACATGCACCCCCAAAACGGGGACACTATTAGTTGAGTCACCTGTAAGTTCACCATAAGATCTTGAATAACCGCTAATACGGCGATACCCGCCCAAAAGAGCAGGTTCATAATTGATTAGTCTATAAGCTGATCCAGCAAACTGACCACCGTGAGTAAGGGGGTCTAGGTTGTTGAAAAGTCCACCACTACAAGGTGTAGCAAACGTGGATAGTTGTTCTGCCATTATTGAGCACCAGTTACAGAGTTAAAATGTCTACCTGTTACAGTAGAAGTTATATACAAGGGTGTATCAAGTAGTAGACGCCGCATGTTATCAATACCATCCATAAACTTCTTCTCATGGATCTGCCCACTCTGATCATTGGAACGGAAACGCATAAGATACATCATAGCTCCATCAATAACAACTGTGTTAAACCTTTGAGGTATCACAGACACATCATTGAATGCTGTTAGGTCAGCAGGAAAGGAATAGTAGCGATACTCAATATCATAGGCAGCATCTGGAATGGGTGTAACACCAAACTTAGAATCTTGTGTCTGGTAAATACGCAGAGGTACAGACCTAGACGTAGCCCCGCCAATATCTTCTATAGGTCTAAAGCTACGTAGGTAATCTGCAAATGTAATTACAGGAAGCTTACGAGGCTCGTTCTGTTGTGTTTCGTTTTTCTTAATGTAGAAAGTATCCCAATCTACCTTTGATAAGTCTGCAGGAAAGTCATACACACCCGTACCAACAACTAATGTTTGTGTATTAGTAGTAAGAGTGAAAGGCCATTCCTGCGATATTTGTAGTATTTCTCTTATGCTCGAATTAATAGCATCCTTAGAAAGCGCTTGTAAGTTACGTACATCTAAAAAACCTGACCCAGCTGCGTCTAGCTCTGTCTCATTTATGCGTCTAAGTAATTGATTTACTAGATTGATGTATGTAGCCATGAAAGAACTTCCTTTGAGCAAAGTTAGAGGGGCTAGTTTCCCAGCCCCCCTTAGTTTAGCAATTAAGCCAGTGTATCACGATCTACTGTTTGAGCAGTATGGTCTCCGACTTCAGAGACATCCATCAACATACAGTAAACACGTAGTTTACCTGCGCTGAAGGTTGCACCGTCACCCGCAAAGGTTACGTCCATTGTATCTGCAACAGCATTGACAAGAACACCTGCTTGAGCTACTGTTGGTGCGTATGCAAGATCTGCAGCACCATCAATATCAAACGCAGCTACGTACTCGTTAGGGTCAACCGCTGTACCAAGAATAGCAGTAGCGTTAGAACCTGTGTTCATAGTAGCAGATTCCATTACTTGAATACCTGCCCATAGAATGACAGTATTACCAGGAATAGTAAGTGCCTGAATAATGTCACCAGCTGAACAATCAACCGCACTTGCAGTGAGGTCAAGAGTGTTTTCAATCATGTAAGGCTTCCGTGAAGGATTACCTGCTCCACGAGTGGGTGCTAAAAATGTAGTTAAAGTAGCCATAAGTTTATCCTCCCTTACGCTGCGTTATATTTAGCAGTTACGATTGCTTCTGGACGAAGAATCTTCCTGCCGTATAGATGCATTCCACGGACAATGTCCGAAAATGAGTCTGGGTCACGATATGACTCAACTTTGTTGATCTGCTCTGCAGAAGCAACAGCCGAATCGTGTCCAGCAACAATCACACCGTAGTTAGTGTCTTGGTTGGCTGAACCTGACGTACCTGAGCCTGTACCTACTGAAGGAAGGTTATTTGACTGGTAGATACGGAAGCCGTGTAGGTTGTTTAATACAAGACCATTCTGGAGACCTGAGCCACCCTGATCTGCATTTAGTACCCGTGAATCCTCGTCTTTTAAGAGTTCCATGAATACAGCGTCCAAGACCAGCCAGCGACCACGAGAGTCAACATTCTGTTGGTCAAGCAAGCGACCCATACGTGCAATAACCTGCAAAGGTGATGCAACAGATGTGCTTGCAGCAGTAGCGCCACCAAAGCGAGGTGTCAAAGGAATAGAGTGATCCCCTGCAGAGCTTGTTGTGATGTTGCCAAACGAACCCTTGTTCAACTTCATAGTTGTCAACAATTCGTCAGTACCAGCAGTATCTACAGCGAGTGTGCCGTTTGTTACGTCATTGACTGCATCTGCATCAGCGTGTAAAGCAGACTGCTTGTAACCAGACAAATAGCCAAGGCATTCTTGGTCCATTTGGTCAGCCAAACGATAGGCTGCACGATCAGTTGCAAGTTGCATGAAATCGACATGGCTATGGGCCTCTTCGATATCGTCAATCTTGAAAGCAAAGTAGTTGCTTTTGTCTACTACAAGCTGAAAATCTTCATCGTCAAGATCCTGGGCTGTGATCTGAGCACCACGTGTGTACTCTTTCACGGAAACCTCTGGTTCCTTCATAATTTTAACGGTATCGCCTTGGTTTGCGATCTCACCAAAATAGTCGTTGTTAGTAATAGCATTAGCTACAGCGCTCTTGCGAAACGCAAGCTGTACCTGTTTGCTGTAAATGATAGGGCTGAAGTTACCATTTGGTAAGTTCCCGTACCCTGTTGCGGTTGAAAAAGCCATGTTATATTCTCCTTTAGATGATGAATGGCTGGTTAATATAGTTACACATTCATATCCGAATGAAGAGGGCCGTTCTTTTTAGGGTATCATACTTGTAGAGGTAGCGCAACCCCTATTAGTTTGGTCCTATAGTCAAATGGGTAATTCTTTTCGGTTTGTGTAAAGATAGTTATATCTACAATTAACTAAAAGTCAATAGCTATTTCATATCATAGACAAACTTTCCACTGCGAATTGATTCCATGATAGCATCTGCATGTTTTTCATATTCACGAGTAGACATTTTATTCACTTGAGATTCGCGCCACTGTGCTGCAGTATCGTCTGTCTCAGGGGAATTTCTTGTTCTAGCTTTGACAGAGCTTGCTGCTGCCTTATCACTAGAGTTATCTTTCTTATTGGTAATGTTTTTGTCAGACTTGTATAAGTCAATCACACGAGAAACGGACTTAGCATCCTCTAGGTTCTCATACAAGGCATCCTGTACCCACTTAGGCTGTTCCTCTGCCCAGTTGTGGAATGCGTCATCACCACGAATAGTTTTAAAGTCAGGGTGAAAGCTCATTAGCTCTGCTTCTGCTTTTTCTTTCTTAGCTGTAACACGTAGCTCTTCTAGCTCCTGCATACGGCTGTCTAAGTCACTTGAGCGCTCTTGCGCCTTCTTGTCTGCAATAGCCTCAACAATGGATGCTACGTCAGGGTATTTCTTTGACCAAGCTTCAATGTCCTGATCTGTCTTTGGTAGTACAAGCTCATTGTTAGCAGCTTTCTTTAGCTGACCTTCAAGGCTTCCTATGCGGTCTTTAAACTCTGACTCTTTTTTAGCCAAGTGCTTTTGTATATCTGCGTAACGTTTCTTATAGCTGCGCTCTTCAGCAGTCAGACTTTTGTCATCTGCTTCTTGTGCTTCAGGTGTCTCTTTGGTAGCTTCTTGTTCGGGATTACTCTCATCCTGAACTTGGGCTTCCTCAGTTCCCTCGCTATCGGGTTCTTCTTGTTCTGCTCCGACATGATTCTTCATAAGCTCTTTAAGCTCTGCCTCTTCTTTTGCAATACGTTCTGCATTACGGTTGTTCTTGATATACGTAGTTTCTTGTGCTTGGGCTTCAGCCATAGTTTGTTTCCTTATTATTATTATTAGGGGCCAGCATCATTACTGGGTGTCCTCGTTTATTTGTTTTTCTTCTTGGAGCGCTTAGAGATAAAGCCGCCTTTGCTCATTCCTCTATCTCCACCCCCTGTTTCTTCTAGTTCTTCGTCTTCAAAGCCCTCAAACTCACCACCTTGAGCAGTACCATATCCTGCGTCCACTGCACCTTGTGCAGCAGTAGTAGCAGCTTTTTCAGCAGTTTTTTCAGCGGCTCTGTCTTGCATTCGGCTTGCTAGTGACGGGCCATCGTCATTACTATTACTAGGAGTACTATCATTATTTGGATTGTTAGCAGAACCTGTAATTATCTTACCGTTAATCTCGGTTCCCGGTTTTATAGAATTTCCTGCATCATCTACAAGCTGACCATTAACGTATTTAGCACCATCAAAAGGCGTCACTATATTAGCTAAAAATTCTGAAAAGCTATTACCCGAAGTAGTTGCATTGGCATCCGTTGATGAATTTGACGAACCTCCTCCATTTTCAATATCTTTTCTTTTCTTAAGTTCGTCTTTTAAAGAATTAATACTGCGTTCCATAACAGTCTTACCTGTAACACCTTTTATAATCTTACCTGATAATCCCTTATCTAGGAAATTATTAAGAAAAGAATTTAAACCTTTACCAGACTCTAAACTTTCAAGCTGTCCCTGAAGGGCGTCTGTTGTTTGAGTTGAATAGTAATCTTCAGTAGACGGGGGTTCATTACTATCATTTTCATTATCCTGACCCACGCTAGTCTGTGTAGTAACTCCTACCTGTGTAGCACTCCAGCCCTCTGCTATCCTTGCATCATGCTCTACTTGTTGAGCGGGTAGAGTGAATGCCTGTGATGTAAGTCCATCAGGGCTGTATAGCATTACCATACGTACAGCTGCAGTAGTAGCAGGTGCTACACCCCGTGCTCTATCTATTCCAGAGCCACGACCATACTGTGTGGAAACGTTAGCTGCCATAGTGTTTGCATTACGGCCATCCTCTAAGCCAGCCTCATTGTAGCCAACCCTTTGTTGTGGGACCATACCGCCTGCAGCCATGCCCATCTCTTGTAGTACAGCCATCTCCTCTGGTGTAAGAGCGTCCATGTCTTGTTGGCCTTCAGCAGCTACAGGCTCACCACCAATGCGTCCATCTACTTCCATCTTCATCATGCCCTGCTTGGCTTCTGATCGTAGGTCTTCAAAGAACTTTACACCATAGAAACGTAGCACATCAGCGGGTACAACATATTCACCTTCGCTTAACTGAGCAGGTACATCATCCCGTACTTCTGAGGCCATTGAGCCTGGAGGTATCTCGTTACCGCTTACAGGGTCAACTCTCATGCCATCATCAGCAATACCACCCTCTTCAAAGAGTTCAGCCATTTGAGATTCGTTATTCATTGCTAATCCGCCTTCATTAAAGTTTGCTGTAGGTAGCTTATGTACTGTAACTCCAGCCGCACCAAGTTTATTATTAGTTACTGCAAATCCTTCGCCCAGTGTTTCTGTTATGTAGGAGCTAAGTTCAGGTTGTGTGAAACCTTTTTGATAAGTATCCCTAGTTGTTATAATAGACATAGGCTCTGGGCCAACTGTACCCTTAGCGTCCATTACATCCCTGCCACGTGTAGTTATAACGGCCCTACCATTAGGCTCAAGTACACGTCCAATATCTTTTACAATAGTATCTCTAACATCCCTTGGTACTACGTTTAATACGTTTAGATTAGTTACTTTTTTATAAGAGTTTGATGGTATGTCAGTAGGATTATTAAAGTCAGGTGTGAAGTCACCTTTGGGGAAAGGCTCATACGTATCAAAGCCAAGCTCTTTCTTTGATAGTCCTAAACCTGCACCAAAGTCTAAAGTTTTACCTTCACCTGATAACTCTGTTAGTAGTGTATCAGCTTTCTTGTAAGTAGGAAGTGTCCCTGCTATCTGAGTACGCGCTGCGTTTTCAGCGGGAGGAAACGTATCTGCCTCTGCCTTAGGGTTTTCTTTAAGGGCAGAAACCTTAGGCTTCAGTCTAACATTACCAAGACCAGAACCCATAGCATTAGGGTCAACCTTTACACGTTTAGCTACATCAAATACTTCTCTAGCGCCCTTCTTAATAGCCTTAGCAGCTATATCACCTACACCAGGAATAAGACCTATAATTGCTGCACCGCCCAGCGCACCCGCTAGGTAATAGTTGGGTTCATCTTTCTGTAACTCTTCATAGACATCCTTAGCTGCTATAGCGTCACCAATAATAGGCGTCATCTCAGCAACAAAAGTAGCAGCATCTTTAACAGTAAAATCTACGGTGTTTCTCTGATCAGTAAAAACTTTAAGCGCAGCCTGTGCTGCCTTCTGTTCTTCTTTAGACTGTAGAGAACCGCTACTTATAGAGGTACGTAGAGCTTCTTCAGTTTGTTGATCTACATCCTTAGTGTCTGGCATGTATTTAAAATTATATTGTGAGTCAGCCATTAACTTTATCCCTTAAGTACTTCAAGTTACGATAAGCTGCAATCTTACCTTGAGCACGATAGAACTCAACAGGGTCAGATAATGTCTCAGCACTTTTGTGTTGCTGTGAGATGCACTCATCTAACTCTTGAAGAAGTGCATCCCATTCTACTTTATTGTTTACAAGGCTCTTAAGCGACATTACCGCTGAACCCTTGCTCTCCTGGTACTGGTGCGACACCTGTTCCTATAGTACCACCGCCAGCACCTGTCTGGTCTTGTACCTGAGCGCCAGCAGGAGCGCCCTGTGGAGCAGGAGCACCACCTTCAGGGCCTGGGACACCTTCAGGAGCCATAGGGGGCTGTGGGGGCGCTTGGAAGGCTTTGAGTATCTCTGCCTGTATTGCTGCGTCCTGCATGGAGTTAGTCACTTTGTCTGGATCAAGGTTCATGCTCTTAGCAATCTCACGAATAACGTAATCCATCTTAGCGAATGGTGCAAGTGCTGGGTTAGATGCAACCTGCAAGAACTGCATTAAGCGCTGTGAGCGAACTTCATTAGCCATTAAGCTCTCTGTACCAGATGCCTTAACCTCTAAGTCACCCTTGATGCTGCTATCAAAATCAAACTGCATGTTGAATGCAAAGAAAGCTTTACCCATAGGAGCGATAAGATAGTCATCTACATTCTTAACCACACTACGAATAGAGCCGTTAGCAGCAGACATAAGCATACTAATACCTGAAGCAGTACGTCCAACACCACTGACACCCGTTTGACCATGAGCAAAGGAAGGGAATCCAGTAGACTCATCAGCTAAGACTCGTGCTTTATCAAAGAGTTGCATGTTTTCCTGTGCTACGTTGGGGAACTTAGTGCCAAACAAGGCTTGACCAGGTGCACCCCCCTGTCTTCGTAGGACTTTTCCTGGGTACATAGTTAAGTCTTGGCCTGGAACCAAGTTTGTCTCATCTACTTCAATGATAAGATTACCACTTAGAGAAGCATTGTCAATAGCCATACGCATAAAGCCATTCATCAATGTCTGTGTATCGTCCATGTTCTCAGCAATACCTACGCCAAAGAAGGAATAAGGGTTGTGCTCATAGGGTACAGAGTAGTAAGGGATACGTGAAGGCTTGAATGGGTTAAGCACACAACGAAGGACTTCTCCGTTACACACCCAGATATTGCAGTTTACTTCGTTTAAGTCTTTATATTCTTTGGGTATCTTAATACCATTATCTTCTAGTATATCTATATCAACAAAGCCCCAGAACTCAAACACTTCCCAACGCTCTGAGTTACCAATAGTACTATCGTCATCTTCCATCTTCTGTTCCCAATGCTTACGCACATAGTCAGAACCAGAAGCAACGACAGATTCAATAGAATCTTCCATAAAGTAAGGGCGATTAGCTAGAGAACGTATTTGTGTACGAGACATCTTGTGACGCTCAACTACATACTCTGCATCATCCATGCTTGAAGCTTCAGGGTCAGGGTAGAAGTTCCATATAGATACATGATCTGTAGAAGGTACAGTCTTTACTATAGGGTCATACTCACCTTCTTCATTCCAGTTAGGATACTCTTTATCTGTAGCGAAGGGGCCTTTCATAACACCTGTACCTAGCAGTGCCATCTCAAAGGCCATACTACGTAAATGCTTAGATGCACCCGACTCGTTTAACTGATCGTGTACTTTCTTTTCCATCTTCTTAGCTGCTACCATAGCAGGATGGAATGTTACAGTAGTAGGAGAAGTACCGTCACCCTCAATGAGTTTATCTGCTACTGGAGTTAGTTTATTTTCTAAACCACCTAAGCGTTTCTCTAATGAGCTTCTAGTCTCACCTGGTTTTAGTTTAGTGTCTGGGCCAATCAAGTAAGGCTTAGTAGGCTCCTGACCAAAGGCACTCTTTAATTCTTCTACACCTGCTTCTGCATTAGGGTCTAGATTAATGTGTACAGACTCAGCAACGCCATCAGGTAATACAGAGGGATCTATCGAAAGCGGAAACTTATTATTTCCAAATAGAACATCAATAATCTGCCCATAAGCAGCGAGAGTTTTAGTCTTAGTGACTTTAATAAATACCCTAGATTTTTCACTAGATGTGAATTGCACGTCTGATCCGTAAAGACCACGATAGTTTCTATAAGCACGTAGCCACCTTTCTTCATCCCCTAATCTAGAGTCTTCTGCTCTTTTGAATCGCTCATTAACAAACGCAACAATACTACTGCTTGACGCAAGGAGTTTATCGTCTTGTGCTTCTGCAGCAACTACGTCATCAGTCTCAAACGAAAGATCATCTATTTCTGCCATAATTTAATATCCGAATGTTGGGTCTGACGCTTGAAAGCCAGACCTTTGTGTTGCGGGGTTAAAGTCCCATAGTGAGCTTCTTGGTCTAGTCATAATACCATACCTTAAAGCATCATACAAGTGATCTTCTGAGTTTGTATCAACATCTTCAGAGTTTCTTTTGTCTAAAGGTATTGATGGTATCTGTGCTAGTAGATTGGTGCAGGTAGACATGAATACCAAGCGTGGTTTCTCAGTAAACTCATCTACCTGCAAACGGCGATGTAACTCATTTTTACCAGCCACTCTTGAGCCACGAGAACGGTCAGAAGGTCTCCAACGACAACCCTTCATGTTCATTTGTTCTGCTAATGACGGGCCAGTATCCCCACGTTTGTGCCACAGGGAAGAGTCCAATACGCCGTATCTCATTGTACCATCTTCAGCCTCTGCATCAAGAATCATATCTGCTAGATCAGTGGCTGTTACTTTACTACAATAAAGTTCTCTGTATACGATAAGCTGCTCATCAGGTGCTACAGCTATCCAAACAACACCTGTGTAACTCCCATATCCATAGTCACAAGCTCTAAATCTAGACCATGACTTAGGTATGCTAAAAGGATCTATAACGTGTATAGCTCTGTTAAACTCAGGGAAAGCTGCCCCTTCATTTACATCCCAGTTACCTTCAAGTAGTTGTTTTTTCTGATGCTCAGGTAGTGAGAGTAGCATTGCTTCATACTCACCGCCCTGTGACAAATAAGGGTTATCAAATAGGCTGGCAGGGATAAACCTACGTTTAAATAGAGGTTCACCCTCTCTGCTATGCCCTTTAGGGAACGTAATAGTATCCCCTGTTTCTATATTAGTAGCCCAGAATGCCTCATTGCGAGGTGCTGGGTCAATAAACATCTTCTTAACCCAAGCATGTCCGTTTCCACCTGGGTTTGTTGTGGCTCTCATGTACAAACCTAGCTCATTACTATGTGCAGATCTCAAGCGTGACCTCATATAATCCCAGGCGTAGTTTGTATTCCACTGCGTCAGTTCATCGAAGCCTATCCAGTTAAACGCCTGCCCTTGGTAGCGGGTAACATCCATGTCTTTGTCCAAGTAGGACATCCAAAGTCTGCCCCCTCTAGGGCTAGTCCACTGTGACTTACGTTCTGACCACTTTATACCTGGAATTGCTTTAGGGTATAGCTCTTGACTCTTTTGTATTAGCTCTCGTAGCTCTTCTGTAGTGTGTCGTACCAGCAAACCACTAAAGTTAGGGTTGCCTAAGCCATGTAGAGGGTCTGCAAGCATGGCGTAGCTTTTACCACCACCCGCACTGCCTCCATATAGTACTTCACGCTCACTAGAACTAAGAAAGTCAGTCTGAGGGCCAGCATTAGGCTTAAAAACTACGTCTTGAGCTACTTCTACTTCATACTGAGGGGGTAGAACTGTCGCTGGTACTGTCTTCTTCGTCTTCTCCGTGGGTACTATAGGCTCCAATGCGGTTTTTTTCAAGGGTTTCGATTTCCTTGAGGATTTTTTGGAGCCGCTGGGCAAGGAACCGTTTAGCTGTAGTTGCTTTTTTACGTTTGAGGTCAATGTCTACTCTTCTTCTTAGCGCTTGCTGCGTAATAGGTCTACCTGTCTGTTTTTCTAACCATATACAGACATCTGCGTAACTATACTGCTTTAAGTGTCTCTTTGCAAGCTCTAATGCCTCTAATTCGTAAGGGATAGGCTCTAAAAGTGCATCATTATCGTAGCAAACCTTATATCCGTAAGGTACACCCTTGTTAGTATTACCTAGTCTTACTACTGTATGCCACTCTTTTTCTTTACCTTTAGGTGGTTTAGGTAGTTCCCAGTAACCTATATCTTCTGTTATCTTTAATCTCACAATAACACTACTTATTCATTAGAACCTTCTTTGGGTGGAAGGTAGAATACACCGCCACCACTAGAGGATACGTCCAATCTTTCTACTTTACCCAAGCCAGCACGATCAAGTAGGTCTTTAGCGGCAACCATCTTATCACGAATGCCTAGTTCAGTAGGGTCATACAAAGCACCAGCCATAGACATAGCTGCTTTAGGGGCTACTTGTGCAAAGTAAGTACGTGTAGCCTCTCCTATCTCATCTTTAAGAGACTCAACTATAGAACGAGTAGAACTAGTCTCGCCATAACCCGCTAGTTTCTTAGCTTGTACAGCATCACCTTGAGCCTCTTCAAAGAGAACCTCTAGGAAACGCCGTTGATTATCTGTTAAGTTACGTGTCATGGTGTTACTACTTTCTTTGTATAAAGATAATACATGCTATTTGACCTCTTCAGCTAGTATTGCTGCACCCCAGAACAAACCAGCAGTACCTATGCCAAATACTATAACACAAGCGAGGACAGTTAAGAAGTAAAATATCCTATCCCTCTTATCTGCTTCAGCCTCAAGTGCATCCTTACGCCGTTTACGAGCTTGGGCCTGTTCGTGTACAACCATATCCCACATACCTGGAGGGCCATATAATCGTGTTGTAGACCTCAAATCGTCCATACACTCTTTGTGCTTCATCTTAGCTTGAGCTATGGCGAAACCTTCTTCTTCAGTAGAGGTAAGGCGACCCAGTGGGCCTTTGTGCCTGCCCTTCTCAGCAATACCAATCTCTGCTTCAAGGTTAGCTAATTTACCGAAAGCAGGCATAATGCTATTAACATCTTTGCCTGCCTTTATTGCGTTGCTTATACCGCCAGCTATGCTGCTTACTGCACTTGCAAGAGCTAAAACTTCAATCATGCAAATACAGTCCTATATTCAGTTAGCCTATTTAGGTTCTTCGTTTAGAACACGGCTAATGTCACCACGAGTAATTCCAATATCTCTTAAGTCTTTGTCTGTCATTCCGTGAAGCTGCATTGAAGCTATGCGGCGGTTTGCTTCTTTTTGGCGACTCTCAATAAAAGCATTAAAGACTTTTACTAGCCATGCTTTAAATGATGCACCAAAGCGTTGTGTTTGTGTGATTACTAATTCCATGTCCATTCTCCTTTTTTATATAGGGACGAACATAGTTATACTTAATTAAAACCTATTTAGTAGATACAAGTTTGCATACCCGTTATCTATTAGGGTTATACCTTTCCCGTACAGATATGGTAGCCTCAATAGTATTAGTAGTCTGGGCATACAAGACAATCTTATCACCAGCGTGTAAGTGCATGACACTACTATCTAGTACATTAAAGGAGCTATTAGCTGCTATGCTGTGATCTTTGAGTAAGTAATGATACGTGCTGTCAGCTTTATGAAAAAACTGTACGAAGATCTTCTTAGCACCTGAGTTATTGTTATTCAGGAATAGAAGATCAATAGTAGCGCTATGCGTTGCAGGACATGTATACAGAACATCAGCCGCTGCATCAGCAGTAGTGGAAGCTATAGTCTTAGCCTCTGTAGAAGTCTTATATATAGCTAGTTCTACCATCTAGTCTTTCTTAGCTTTCTTCTTACCAGTAACTCTCTTCTTAATCTTTGTAGTCCAAGCTTCATTAATATCAGGAGTACTAGGGTCATCACCTACAAGTTGACCTTTAGCATTACGAGCACGTACTACTTCTGTCTCTACTATAGTAGTTTCCTCAGTTACAGTAACCATTGCTTGATTAGATGCTGAACCTGCAGTAGAAGTAGTTAGACTAGGCATTACTTCACCAGCCATAATAGCTTCTACATGCTCATCTGCATACCATACGTCACCATAGGCAGCTTCACCAGCTACAGGGCCACCACTAGCGTCTAATACTTGACCATCAACAACAGTGTAGCCTGCAGCGTTTAGTTCTTTTTCTTTATTGTTAAACATTTAGTTAAGTCCGTTTCTTTGATGGGGGGTTCGATGCACCACACATTAGGCCACCCTTATTCATGAATCCCATTTTATTACGTACTGCTTTAGGTAAGGATGCTGCGCCCTTGTTAGGAGCTTTAGTTAAGCCACCATCTTGCATAGCATTGCCAGCCATCATCATACCTTGGTTTTTCATATCTAAAGAATCACCATTTGCCTTGGATGGACCTGTATTAATTACAGAACCGCCCATGTTATACATGCCCTTCTTTACAGAGCCACCCATGTCGTACATGCTCTTCTTAGGTTTTTTACTTCCGTAATTCATTGTGTCTCTCTCCTATTTCTTTATCTTAGCTTTAGCTGTTTTACTCAGGTCTTTAAAATGTACAACCTTCTTAGAAGACTTTGACATAGTAGCACCTGTCATAACTTTACCGTCAGGATGCTTGTGGGTCTTACCCGTCCATTCCCTACCGTCAATAGTATAGTGTTTTACACCCTTCATTTACTTACCTTCCTGTAGGTTTTGGTTTTGGCTGCAATTTTTTTAGGTTGAGCCACATGCTGCTTACCTGCCTTAGTGCCTTCTCGTTTAGCTCTGGTTGTAGCGGCGTACTCAGAAGGAGTAAGAGACTTAATAGCCTTAGCAGGTAGATAACGCTCACCAGTTTTAGCGCTGGGCTTTCCACTCTTAGTACCCCACTTTTGATTACCCCAAGCCTTTAAGCTCTTCTGTGACTTAGCTAATGCCATACTAACAGCAGTCACAACCTGTGTGGCACTTCTTATTCAGTAATGCACACAACAGTCGTTTAATATACTTTCTCATTTGTATCCGCCACCCTTTGCTTTATATTGCTTAGCTACCATTTGAGCCTTACGTGCAGACCACTGACCAGGCTTACCACCCGAAGACCCCGCCTTTACAGAAGCTACAAGAGTCTTACGCATACTAGGCTTAGTGTAGTTACCCGCTGCGTTTACTGTAGATTTCTTAGCCATTAAGCAGGCTCCCCATTATACTTTAACTCAGCACAGTTAGGTTTTATACTTGCATGACTGTACGTAGCTCTAATCTTTAGTGCTTCATTTAAAACGTCTACTTGGCATTCTTCTTCAGTGCTAAATACGTAGGGACTAGTAACAACGTCACAATGCTCAGATAGAGCACTCATACATACCATTATTATACCAAAGTATCCCATTACTACCACTTTACTTTATCCGCCCAATAAGCTGCACTCATCTTACCCTTAGCTATGTTCTTACCGTGCCTAGCCTTAAAGCTCTTACGCTTAGCCTTCATGCGATCAGATTCACCCTCTTTAGGCTTTCCTGCTGTGGATGCTCCCTGCTCACCAAAGCGGATGAGCTTAATGGTTTCACCTTCTTTGGCAAGTACAGCGTGGGACTTACTAGGATGCTTAGGTGTACGCTTGGGTTTGTTGTAACCTGCAAATGTCTCACCTCTATACTCAATAGCCATTAGTTAGGTCCATTTCTACTCATAATCTCACGACCATAGTATTCTAAAGTCTTCTCAGCTAAAGCTATACGTTGCTGTAATTCAGTAATACGGGATATAGTCTTAGTTAATGCATCTGCTTCTTCCCATAGATCTTCTATTTCTTCAAATGCACCATCAATGTAATCACTATTTTCTTGTACATCACGCTTAAGATTAACGTTATCCTCAATAGCCATACGACTACCTAGTTGTGATACAGTCTCTTCTAAGTTTGATATAATAGAAGCTTGTTGTGACACCCACCACACTCCACCTGCAAGCTGTACTGCCATAGCTACTACAAGGGCTACAGGTAACTTAAGGTTTTCCATAGCTGTTATCGCTTTCCTGCGTTACTGTTACGGGGTATGCTTCTATTAGTACTAGCTTTCTGAACACGTAAGTTAGACTTAGCATTATTACGAGGATTACCGTCCTTGTGGTCTACATCCTTACCGTCACCCTTACTTACTGCTCCACCCTTCTCCATAGCATAACGTGCCTTCTTACGAGCACGGTTATCCGCCATACGCTTAGGAGACTTGTCATACTTACCTTCACCACTCATGGTGTAGTTACGCTTGCCAGCTGGCTTTTTCTTGACCTTCTTAGGAGTCAGCATAGGGTCTCTTCCTGTTAGGTTCGAGTACGTCACGCTTGTCTATCATACCCTCTAAGTACATAGCTCTCTCTACGTGATCTAAAGTATACTTAACTCCAGTGTCAGCTAAGATAGCCTCTCTTACATAGAATACATCAGACTTAGGAATGTGTATCTTTAGTAAGGCATTGTTATTCTTAGATGCCAGAGCATTATAGAAGTCCTCTAATACGGACTCACTTGGGTATAGTTGTATTCGTTTTTTCATTAAAGTCAAGTACTAATGTTAAGGGGTGTGAGAAAAGTAGTATTACTAGGGGTTCTGTTATTACAGAAAGGAGAGAGGAGACAAGGAGTGACACTTATAGTAACTACAGAAGCCCTAGTAATACTTAATAGTAACTACTTCCTTCATTATAACTACAAGGTTAGTAACTACTACAAATATTATAATAGACTATGTTTAACATACTGTCAATAACTATTTCAATGTAATTACATAAATTACTATAACTACATAGTATTACTATATAGTAACTACTTATCTTATTTATAACTTATATATGTTATTACTATTTAGTAGTTATTACTTTTTTATGTAGTTACTATATAGTTTAACTACCACTACCACTACAGTAAGTTATACTTATTCCGTAAACCATGTCAACCCCTAATCGTATATTAGCTAGTTATTGTAACAATTCGTGAACAACTGTAACAATTCGTGAACACAAAACGATTTACCCCGTGTGTGTATTTGTACATATACGTATACCCTATACCACCCCCATGGCCCCTGCCCGTACCCCTATAAGAGGTGACATATCGTTTTTCTAGGGTTTTGATAGGGCTAAACTACTGTAAAGTAA